CCGGGACCAGAAGACCTTTGTCCATCAACTGTTGTATTTGTTCCGGGGCATACACGTACATGCTGGATTTTCTGGGGTACTTCTTCGAGGGACGAAGGACCAAGATAAAAGCACAGGCGTTTTCTCTCTCCACATGGTAGGCAATTTGGTGAGGCGAAAACGAAACCCGGTTACTTACTGTTACTTTCAATTCAGCTGTAAAGTAGAGTCCTTGCGGTGATACACCCAACACATCAGGAATTCCCTGATTCATCCACGATTCCAAACGGATCAGAACGAACTCATTTAGGTTCTTTTTCAGTATTTTCCAGAATGCACTTTCTTTTTTCGCCACAGTAACTGTAGTATACGGATTGACAGGAAAATTGCTTGTGTTTATGGGAGTGTTTTGATACTATAATTAGTATATGAACTTAAAAAACGAGGAACGAAAAATGAATAGCTCTGAAAGTGCAGCACTAGCCTGCGACCACATAAAAGAGATCACAAACATAGCTGATCTCTACTCAATAAAAGATACCTTCAATGCTCAAAAGCGATGGATAAGAGCAGAACTAATCAGAGAGAAAAAGAATACTCTCTCGGTTGGTGATGCGGTCAGTTTTGAGGACAAAGAAGAAAACACAGTAATTGGCGAACTAATCAAAATCAATCGCACCAAAGCACAGGTTTCAGTTGATAAGATCAAGGACGAAGAAGGATCGGATATTAAAACAATTGGAAAAATAACTTGGACTGTCCCTCTTGTTATGCTGGAGAAAGTAATATGAAAGGTCGGGGGGAAATTATACTTGCGTCTCAAACAAAAGTTGGCGACTCCCCGATCCCTGTGATAAGGAAAAGACAATGATCCTAGAAAAAGAATTTAAATCTTTCGTGAACATGATGTTCAGCGAAAATGTTGTAGAAAGACAACACCAAAACCAAAAACCCTTCAAAAATATTTTCTGTTACTACCGAAAAAACAGAGACTTCATAATCAATAAGTACCTAGAAAAACCTTTTCTTGCTGGAAAATATTTAGGAAATGAGCCCAAGCTCTCTTTAAAAGACTTTGCAGAACAACTCGCAAGCGTGGGAAACCTAACTGACGAAATTACTTTTTATCTACAGAAAGAGGACAGATCCAGTTTGTGTGAACTTGTAAAGGTTTTTCCTGTGTTAGGAGATGACGGAGAGTGGGAAACAGAAATTACACTCAAGGAAAAAATAGACCCAGAAACCGGGGACGTTCCTTACAGACTCGAATAATGAAAAACGTACTTGAATTAATGCGTCTTTTATTTGGAATGGAAGAATTTTTAGACGAAGACGAAGAAGTTGAGATCATCTGTAAAAAGCATGGCTCTTTCTTTGTAACCCCAAAAAACCACCTTGGCATAAACAAAGAAGGAATTGCCTATGGTTGTCCAAAATGCAGAAAGGAGAAACTACATTGAGCTTGATTAAAGACGCACTACTTGAAGCCGAATATGCGGTGTGGGAAGTAGCCGAAGAAGTAGCCAAAAAATCAGACAACAGACACGACTTCTATCAAAAAGTAGTATCAGAACTTTTGAAAAGAGGTGATCCACGAGCAGTTAATATAGGGATTGGAGATGCTTGTAGCAGAATTTGGGATGAAATATGAACGAAACTATTGAAAAACTAAGAGTATTAGATCTTTTTAGTGGCATTGGAGGCTTCTCATTAGGACTAGACAGCACAGGACATTTTGAGACTGTTGCTTTCTGCGAAATCGAGAAGTTTCCATGCCAAATATTAAATAAACACTGGCCGAATGTGCCAATATATAATGACGTAAGGGAGTTAAGTTATGAAAGACTACAAACAGATGGAATTATTTCCGACAGAAGAAGAATCCACCTTATCTGTGGAGGATACCCATGTCAGCCGTTTTCCGTTGCAGGACATCAAAAAGGTGAAAAAGATCCGCGTCACCTCTGGCCAGAATATTTTAGACTCATTAGAGAACTCCGTCCAGATTACGCCATTGGAGAAAACGTGGGCGGGCATCTTCGACTCGGTCTTGATTCCGTTCTCTCGGATCTGGACAGCGAGAACTACTCCACAAGGTGCTTTAGTGTTGAAGCAGCGAGTATCGGTGCCCCGCACAGGCGCGAAAGAATCTTCTGGATCGCAGAAAATGTGGGCGACACCGAACACAATGGATCACCTTCCACAAAGATCAAAGGAAGCACTACTAAGACAAGCGACAACGACAAGGAAAGGACGCACGAAACCTTCAAATTTGAGAGAACAAGTGAATCCACAGACAATGAAACTTTGGCCGACTCCACAAGCGATGGACGGAATGAGGAGCGGACAGATACGGAAGCGAGAGGAGTTGTCAGAGGCAGCGAAAAAAGGCGGTTGCTCGAATCTGAGGGAAGCAGTACACAACCCGGAATACGAACAAATGTGGCCGACTCCAAGAGTGAGCGACACCGAAGGAGGACTGGTCAAGAACGTAGAACTTCGCAAGGGTTCCTTCTCTCGGAAGAACAAACAAGGAGTGAGATGGGGAGTGAAACTAAAGGACGCAGTGAACCACATGGAAAAACAAAAAATGTGGCCGACTCCGAGAGTGAGCATGGCAAACGGTCCGAGTCAGAAAGAAATAGACGAGGGCAATCCAAAAAAACGTCTGGAAACGGAAGTAATAGTCAGAAAAATGTTGCCTTCCCCAGCAGCGAGGGATTGGAAAGATACAGGAGAGAACACAGACTACGAGAAAGTAGCGAAGAAGGGAAAACTAGCGGGAGTAGTAATGGTGGAGGAACAACAAAAAATGTTTCCAACACCGAATCAGGGAATGCACAAGATGGACGTTCCGAACAAGGAATACCACCAAAGGAGGAAGGATCTGGGCAAACAGCTGGATCTTCCGGGGGAAATTCATTTGAAGAAGAAGCCGTCAAAAATCACGAAGCATTTAAATCCTTCTTGGGTGGAAGTCTTAATGGGGTTTCCTCATGGCTGGACGGATCTTGGGAACAAGGAATCCCAAGAGTAGTTGAAACAGATAAAACTAGGGTTCCAAGACTAAAAGCACTTGGAAACGCAGTTGTCCCCCAGCTCGTTTACTACGTTGGACTGGCTATAATCATGTCAAGAAATGAGGGGTAAAACCCAAATGTCGACTTGTGAATGTTGCACTGCTTCTCCCTCCGTAAGAACAAGATTAGTTAGAGGAGGCGGTGGACACGGAACTTCCATGTCTATGTGTGCACGTTGTTATAATCTAAACGATGGTGAAGTGTGGACAGAAATGACAAAACATTTAATAAATAGAATAAATGAACAACGCTAACGTTAAAATAAAATGAGCCCAAAAGACTTCATAATTATTGTTGGTCCACTGTTCATACTTTGCCTCGTGAGCTTAGTAGTTTATTTATTAAAATAATATCAGGAGCGATTATGAATATAAAAGACAAATCTGGAAAAGACCACGAACAACCCGACATGGTTAATCATCCTCCTCATTACAATGCAGGAGAAATAGAGTGTATTGATGCAATAGGTGCAATGCTTGATCCAGTAGAAATGCGGGGATATTTACGTGGTACGGCTTTCTGCTATCGTTGGCGTTATCCTCACAAGGGTGGTATGCAGGATATAGACAAAGCAGAGTGGTATGAAAAACGTTTAAAGGAACACGAAAAAAAATTTACTAACTCTCGTGTGTAAAACTACCGTCTTCTATCTCCAACAAAGGCTTATAGTCTCCCAGTAATTTTTCAATTCTACTCTTAATTTCAATTTCACTAAGAGATTCTAACTTTCCTGTACGCACTTCTTTTCTTTCTACATACAGACCTGCTGCCCTTCCTCTTTGTACTTCTGCTGAAACTGCGGCTGTTAAGTTTCCTTTCTCCAGAGCATAGTCACGAATATCGGCAAGCTTTCTAACATGTCTAGCAAAGGTAACTTCATATTTTTTATCTACTTCTTGTTGAAGCTCCCGGACAAATCGAACCACAAGTGGATACCTCTTAGGGTTTAATAGCTCAGATGCTCGAACTTTTGCAGAGCTTTCTGCGTATCCGGCAGCAAGTGCACATTCAGTTTGGGTTTTAGATCCATCGTTATAAACAAACTCTTTAGCAAAACGAATTTGCTTGTGTGTCAGATGTTTCTCGTTACGACCTGAGATATTTCCAGAAGTTCCTTTTGGCATTTTCTTTATCTAGTTTTAAGCAGTCCAAAAATTAGTTTAATAACAACCTGATAGGGTATATAGAGCCAAGCTGAAAGTTTATACCCATCTGCTTTAAGAACTCCTCTGGTTGTCCACTCCTTTTGTATGTTGTCAATATACCGTCCTTTGTATTTTAAAATAACGTGTCCTCTTCCATTTGGACTTTTACAATATATTATTTTGCTCTCTCGTATGAGCAGACTAAACAAAAATTTTAGAATGCTTCTGTCTTTCAAATTATATAAAAGCGTTAGTGCGTAATC